TTTACCAAAGTCAATACCTGATTTGCCTACAGCGAATATAAGAGAGTCGTATTTTATTTTGTTTTTCATATTTTATTTTTGAATTTGAAATTCAATTTTTTTATTATTTAGTAATTTAATTAAATTCTCATCTGAGTTATGAAGTATAACTTTAGTAATAGATGTTATAGGAATATTACCTTGCACCGAAATAGTTCCACCTTCATAACTTTTATCAGCTTGTATCATTTTATGTTTTATGTTGTTACTATCTATTACAAATGTAACATCCAAATCCCCTAACCCATAAAAATTATTATTATTATGTGGAAAATCAGAAACATATACAAATTTACCATAATTGGGGTCTTCATACCAATCTTCAGGATTTTGATTTGCTGCTTTTAATATGTCTTCATAAGTTTTGATTTCACCACTTTTTAAAATATTTGAAGCATTTTGTATATCTGTTGAATGATAAACTAAATTACCTTTTTGAAATTCTTTATCTTCTTTTAGTATTCCAGCTAATTTTTGCCACCTTTTAAATTCTTTATTTTCCATCCTTTATATGTTTTTGCTTTATTTGTAACTAAATTATATATTCCTTTATATCTCAGATTATATTTATTTTGAAAGTTATATCTAATACCTTTAAATTTTTCACCAGTATCAAGGTTGACAAAAGTGTATATTTTTTTGTTTGTAAATTTAAATTTTCCCTCTTCTGTGTGTTTTGGTACTCCCTTCATTTTATTACTTAAATGAAGTTTTAATTCATCACTATAAACAAATCCTTCAGGTCTTCCAATTTTAATTCCTTTAGTTTTTTTATGTTTTTTGCCTTTATCTTTTCTTATCTTAGTTCTATTTTGTTTTATACCAATCTTCTTTAATCTAATCTTTTCAATAGTTTCATCAGAATGTTTTTCTAATCCCCCTCCACCTTTATTTTGATTTATTAAATTAAATCCCCATTGTTTAAATTGTTCAATCCAATAACATTCCCAAACCTTCCATTCATTATTATCAACTTCATCTATTATAAAAAATTTTAAATCTTCACCATATTCTCTTTTCCAATCAGCTTCCCTTGATTTAGGGTTTTTTGTTTTACCTATATAAAATATAATATTATTTTTTTCTAAATAATATATAAAAACTTTATTTTTTACTCTCGATTGGTTTATATTCGACTTCATTAGTTTCAAAATTTATATTGGTGACCTCATGTTGCCATAAGAAATTAACACCCTTCGATAATAAATATTGGTACCATTCTTGAGCAATAAGAAGAAGGTAATTACTTCCAATATGCCAAACAGGAAACATTCTTAAACCAAAGTGTGGTTTAATAAATTCAGGTTCTTCCTTAGGGTCAGACATAAATATTTCTTCGGGTTTGGGGTGGAAACGAGTGAAATTATCTACTACTTGTTTCATTAATTCCATGGCTTTTTCTTCACCACAATATTTTGATAATTGACCTCCAATAGAAGTATGATATGTTAATTTTCCATCTGACCACCCTCCACATCCTAGCCAACCTGTCATGGTTTCTTCAGGGAGTCTTTTATAAGGGTCATTACCTTTATCTATTATAGTTATTAAATGACCTGGGTAGCCATTATCTACAAGTTTAGTGACAGTGTTAGCTCCAGCTACTCCTCCCCCAACTATTACTATTTTTTTGCTAAATTTTTGAGTATCTCCATCTATACCCATGACATTTTTTTTGTCTTCCATTACAACAGTCTTTTATTTGTTTATCTACGTTTTTTGAAATTCTTGGTTTTTTATGTAATAACCATTCTTTAGCTTCTCTTAAACATCTAAATTCACCAATGTATTTATTTTCTAAATCATAACAATAAACCATTTTACCTTTAGATTCTAGATTAGCTATTTTTAAATTATTTATATGTTCTTGGGTAAAATTTTTTGGTTTACCTTTTAAAGCTCTAGATATTTTTTCTTTTACTTTCTTAGTATAATATTTAGAATGATCTCTTTCATTTAAAGTTTTACTTATTTTCCTATTCCTGTTAGGGGTAATAATCTTAGATATTAATTCGGGGGTATATAACTTTTTATGGTTATTTATTTGAGCAACACTCCAAAAGTCTAACCCTCCCCCTCCACTATTTTTATTTTCTAATATAAAACCCCATTGTTGAAATTGTTCTATCCAATACTTTTCCCAAAATCTCCAATTTTCATTAATTTCATCAATAATGACTAGGTTAATATTTCTCCCTTTATCTATTCTATGTTTATTTAATCTTCTTCTAGTGTCTTTTGTCTTTCCAACATAAAATGGAACCTCGTCTCTCTCTAATATGTAAATATGAGTCATGTTATTTTTTGGTATCATCATAAACTACTTTATTGTTTATGGTAATTTTACTATTCTTAATATCTTCAACTATTATTATGTTTTGATATAAAACATCTTTAAGCCATTTTTTGAATTTTTTAATCATAATTTTTATTATTTATACATTAATATACGAAAAAATAATGTGGACTCCAAATTATTGAAGGCCACAGATCATCTATTTTTTTAAATTACGACAGGCTATGAATCTGTCTGTAAGATTTTATTTTTAAGTTATTTCATTTTCCATTAAAGATTCTAAGCTTGCTCTAAAATAATTCACAGCCGGGATTTTACGAATAGTATTTGTAATATCTTTAAGTGTTTTTGATCTATCAAATTTTGTAAATGGGAAATTATCTATTTTAATCCTAAATTCTCCTTTATAATCAGGATTATTATAGGAAATATTTCTATTTTCAAGATCTTCTGGGGAGAAACCTACAGTGGTAACACCTATAATTGAACGGATATCAGATAAAATTTCAGCTTGAGATATTATAGTAGTGTTTAAAGAGCCAGGACCTTTAAGTGTGTAAGTTTTTGATTCTTTTTTCATTATTTATCTCTTTAGTTTATTTTTAATTATCTCCCTTATTAGATTTTTTTTACTTTTTTTTGAAGTATGTTCTTGTGGTAAATATGTATTTAAACGGTTTTTTATTAATTTTTCATCTTCTTCACATAAATCAATTATATTACGTGAATACATTTTACGCGTTTCTACAATTAAAGATAAATAATCATTTGAACCAACACTATATCTTGTTTCAAATATAGGTATTTTTTTATCTATATGATATTGGAGGGTTTTAGATAATAGATGTTTTACTCTATTTTCTTTTAATAGGGGCCCCATGTTTACCCCACAACTATTACATCCACATTTACACATATTATTATATTTTATTTTACACTCATTCTATAAACATTACCTAATCCCATACTACTAGAAATAACTATATCACCTAAATCTATAGCCGTATTCAATTGATCGGCCGTAAATATTTTATAATCACCCTTTTTAGGTTGTCCTATCCATAAATAATCCCAACCTTCAACTTGCGCGTATAAATTTAACTGTGCTTTGAAAATGTCAGTATTTAATCTTTTTGAGGATGAAAGTGATGCCATTGTTATATATTCATCTATTTTAAATGCTCCTTCCGGAGTTATATAAAAATCCTTTAATACATTTTTTACGGCATTTAGAATTTTAGTATCGGGTATATTATTTTTTTGAGCTATATCTATATTTTGTAATAATATAGGAGCAATTGCAGTTTTGGAACCCGCTACCCCTTTATATACTTCACCATCTATTAAATTATTAAAATGTTCATCTAAGGATTTTTCACCTCTATTAAACCCACTAGTACTAAGTAATCCTTTCTTTTGACCCCAAATTTTAGCATTATTACCTTTTACTTCAATTTCTTGATTACCATTTAACCCAACATCACCCGTTCCCGGGTTGTTAGTATCTTCTAACATGAATATCAAGAATTCTTCCATTCTACCTACACCAACAGCATTTTCACCGGCTCCAATAGTAAAGGCATATAACCAATTTATAAATTCAATTCCTAGTGATTTAAAATTATTAATATCATTTATGTTTCCTGATTTATGTAATTTAGTAAAATGAGGTTTATCTGATTTAATATACGTTAAAACTTCCTGGATTGTGTTTAATTCTAGGGCTTTATTATATATGGAAGTTGCTGCTCTTTGGTTTATATTTTTACTATTAGTATACTTAAAAAAATCATCTTTAAACTCTATACCAATAATACTACTTTTTAGAGATTTTAATTGTTCTGTTGAGAAGTCTCCATGTTGTATTAATGATATTAGTTCCTCTTTTTTAAATTCAAGGGAAGATTCTTTTAGTATAGTAGTAGACATATTTATATTATAATTCTTCAGATTCAGATTCAGATTCAGATTCAGATTCAGATTCAGATTCAGTTTCTATACCTCCATCTATTTCTTCTGCTCCTTCTATTTCAATACCCTTTCCAGCTGTATTGGAACCATAAGATAGTATGCGACTAATAGCTTTGGCAGCCATCTCTTCTTCATCCAGATTTAATAAATAATATTTTTTACCTTCAACTTGTGCTATCCAACTTCTAGTATCAAATACAAGAACAAAGTTTTGCCCATTTAGTAAATTTATACGAAAAGATGATGGACGTGGAGCAATCCAATCTACGGATTCTAAAAATTTATCAAAATCTACAGTAAGTAAGTCTACCATTACTTGTTTAAGCTCAGGAAATTTAACTAGTTCATCATATGCAATAGAAGCATCGTCTGATTTTATTTTATCAGAGTATACTTTTTTAGCAAGAGATTTAATTTTTAATTTTAATTCTGTAGAAGTCATATTTATTTTTTACCATTTAACTTTATCGGCCCAGTACGCAGCACTCATTTTACCCTTTTTAATATTACTCTTGTGTCGGGCTTTAAATGCCTTTTGACGGGATTTTTGTTTATCACTTTTAGGGGCAGATCCTGCTCCTTTTACTCCTTGTTGACCAAATCTAATGATTTTTTCTTTTCCTTTTTCACATGCTTTTACAACGTGAGATTTGGTTTTATGTTTTGTATCTCTTTTAGGTTTATTACAAGACATTTTGTCTTTGTCAAGATTTTCCTCTACGTTAGTTTTTTTTTTAAAAATAGAATTATCTGTTTTTTTTATTAGAGAAGATTTTATCATTTCTTTAATTTCCCCTGTATTATATCCTTTTTTAAAAGGGACTTCAATATTATTTCCATATAAGTCAGTTTTAATTTCACCCAAGTTAATTATTGCATCTATTTGTGCCATTTTTTCTTGACCATCTAAATAACCGTAAGCTGATTGTAAATAATCGTATGCTTTGATAATTTTAGCTTGCCACCAATGTGGAAAATCAACTTCACCCATATTATCATAGGAATCTAGTTGTTTATATAACATTGAAGCCATTTTAGCTATACGGTATACGTCTGATTTTAACATTGATGGTTCGTTGTCTTGATGTCCTACATCTAAATCTTCTCCTACTTGAGCTTTATCTACTCTTTTGGCATCTTGTAAAACATTTAATCTTTTAGCTTCAGTATCTGCTCTTTCTTTAGCATCTTTTCCGCTAAACTCCTTTACCTTTACATTCCCTTCCCATACTTCATAATCAGCAAATCCTTGTCCTTTTTTTACTTCATATCTATCGTCTGGATTTCCTGAATGTGCTTCCCCAATGTTTTTTTCAATGGTCTTTCCACGTTTTTCTTCGTAGTCAGATATTTTACCATCTTTATTTAAGTCAGCAGTCTTAGGGTTTTTTAAAGCATCTTGTATCATGCCCTGGATGTTATTTAAATTCATATTTTCAACTTTTTGTTTTGCTTGTTTAGTTGCAATTCCATACATAACTTTTTCAGCATCCTTACCATATTTTTTAACTAAAGATGTTTTATTCTTTTTTAGACCTTGAATAGCGCTTTCGCGCTTTTCAAGTTCTCTATCTGTAAGTTTACGTTCGTTAAGCATTAATAATAATAAAAAGAAGTATTAAAATTTTAAAATTAATTTGAATCCCCTACTATTCTGGTTCTAGTAAACATGGTTATGGTGTTTCCAATTTGTTTAGATAATTTTTCATCACCTAATTCTATGGCATTATCATAGGCCACCTTAAGAGCATTTTGTATATCCTGTTCATTTTGTGTTAAGCCTGCTTCAGGATCTAATGCCTCTATATCCCCTCCTCCTAGATCTTCTTCAGGTTCCATATCTAATTCTACATCTTCTTCATCTTCCTCTTTATCTTCATCTTTTTTAGCTTCATATAGGGATTCATCTAAATCTGCTAATAATTCATTTTCAATATCAGAATAAGAATTAGTATCATATTCTACCTCACGTGAAATTTTTTCATAATCTTCATCGGCCTCTGTAAGAATTGATACTACTTGTTTATTGATTTTAGATTTAAATAAAGATTTATTTATTTTTTGTGATTCCGTGATTAATGGGTTGTTTGGTTTAGAATTACGTAAGGGGTTATTTCTTAAGTATTCAATATAATTAAAATCGCTCATTATAGTATATTTTTATTTATAAATATTAAATTATTTTTTATTATTAATTTTCTTACCTGATTCGACAGCTGATTTAAAGGCTTTTGAGTTACCGTGGGATGGTTTTTCTCCTCTAGCTTTTTTGGCTCTAATATTAGCCCATAGTCCGGGTTTTGCTTCTTGTAGTTTAGTGGCTATTTGTTTTAAAATTTTATTCAGTGTTTTATTATCTAAACCCTTAGTTTTACCTTTTGGATTTTCTTTAGTTATTAAAAGGGGAGAATATCCTTTTTCTTCTAGAATGTATCTTAATTCCTCTTGTATAGCAGTTAAACTCTCTTCTTGACTAATTATATTATCATAATTTTCCATTGTAAGGGGAGTATCAGAATTATTACTTAAACGGATAGAGTTTTCAGCAACATTATGAAGATCCATATCAGTTTCAGCATCCTCCTTGGCGTATTCTAATAAACGTATAAATAGGGGGACATCGGTAGTAATGGTATCTATGGGGTTGGGTGTATTTGATTCTACCTCTGATAAACTATTAAATGTTATATCCGCTAAACCAGATGATACAGCATATCTAAGTTCTAATTTATCTAACTCTGGGAATGATTTTAATATACTTTTAATAATAATATCGGTATTTTTTTTTGCTTTTAAATCAGCATCCCCAAGGGTACTTTCTATAAGACGGTTTCTATTCCATTCATGTATATCAAAATTATTCTTCATTGTTTTTTAATTAATTTATATAATTATAAATATGTAGAAGTTATTGTTTGAATGATTCTAGATATTTTATTACTTCTTGTGTATATTCTTTAACTTTAGTAGTATCTAATTTACCTACCCATTTTTCTACATCCCCATTTTCAGTTACAAAACCATCATTAGTTTCGTTTAGTTTTTCTTTTATGTAAACTTTAAATTCTTCGATTTGTTTATCGATTTCTCCATTTTTAATGTCGCGTTGGTATTGTTCCCATTTACCTTGTTTTTTAAGGTCATGTTCAAAATCAATGACACAATTAAAGCATTTTTTATGTAAGTTATAAAAGGGTTTATCGTTGCGGTTTTTCATTACCTTTTTACAATTAGGACAAAGTAAAGGCATAATGTGTGCTTTTTTTGCCTTATCTAATTTTGTAATATTTTGTTTGATTCCATCTCTAATGGTCCATGTACGACTATCAGACTCCCATATATCCCCTTCTTCATGAAATTCATCTGCTTTTGTAAAACCAACACTAGAGCGTATTTTTTCTCCGTATTTACCTTGTACTAAATTACGTAAACGTTGTACATCACGTTTCTGGAATTGTTTTTTTAAGACGTTGTCTTTACTCATAAACTTAATTTTTTTAATTGACTAATAGTATTAGCAGCACTAGTGTGTAAAATACCAATTCCTCCTGCGGTATTCCAGCTATTTATAGTATCTTCTCGATCATCTATTAATATATGATTTGGAGCAGCAAAATCTTTTTTATTTTTAGCACTTTTATAATTTACTTTGGGTTTAGAAGGAAATAAACCTTTATTAGTTTGATTTTTCACCCATAAACCCTTACCCATTAAAGATTGTTTTTTAAGTGAAGGTGCAGTTAACATTTCATAGTCATATTTAGATACATAATCTATAAGTTGTTTTGCATCTGACATTTGAGGAATACCAACCCAAAATTTAAGTTTGTTTTCACCTTCATCTATAAAATCCCAAAAAGCATTTTTACCATATTTTTCTTCAAATTCTCTTGGACTTATACCTGATAGATCTTTGAAACGTTGATCAAAATCGGCTACAACACCATCCATATCCACATAAATTTTATAATCTTTTTCTTCTTCTCGTAACCTTCCTAATTCCATAGCATATGCATTTATACCAAATGGGTCTTTGTTTTTATTTTCGTTTATTTTTTTAGATATTAGAATGGCTTTAATTTTAGGAATACCTAACATTTTATGTACAGCATGTCTATGGTTACCATCTAAAATCTTCATAGTACCTTTATCAACTACAATGGGGTAAAAATCTTCTTTTCTTACATCCCTAGCTTCTATTTCTCCCTTTAAATACCTATCATATACTTTGGCTTCATACTCTGAAGATGCGTTTATATAATCCTCACCAAATTGAGTAGGTTTTATGGATTCTAAAGGTAGTGTTTTTATTACATAATTTTCTAAATCATAATTTTTAAGGACTAAAACACGTAATGACTCCCTAGCCCAATCTTTACCTGTTTCTTGGGCAAATTTTTCTTGAGGGAGTATATTTTCATTTAAAGGTGTATTATCATACCCACATTTATGACATAAGAATAAATCATCACCACCACTTACAATATCCCAACTCCAATCGCAATTGTCACATTCAATTTTATCTCCTACTATTGCCTCACTTGTGTTGACTTTTAATAAGGGGGAATCTTTTAAAAAATATTCTTCGTAAAAATAATTTAAGGCATTTAATTGTTCGCCTTTTAATTTAGGTAATAATTTTTGATATTTTTGTTCGTAATCTTTATTATTTAAATAATCAAATATATTTGCGTATAAAGCCCAATACTTTATTTCTTGAGTGTTGAGTTCATTAAGTTCTATTTTATCGGATATTTTGGAAGGTGATGATTGGAAGAGGGTTTTATAAATTCTTTTACGTTTTAAATCTGTCCCGTTTATTACTATTTTTTCAACCTCTTCTTTATCTATAAAATCTTCTACAATGGTAAGAAGGGTTTTAAATATTTTTCTAGCATTACCTTCACCTGTCATTTGGAAGGTATCAAGTGAATTAAAATCTCCATTATGTACCCCGAAGGATAAATCAAATGTTTTTGATTCAGGGTTGTATTCTCCAGAATAAAATTCAACTCTATATGGATTGGTTGGTGTTATGAATTCATATTCAACTGTAATTAGTGAATTATCTCCATCACCATAAGTTTTATCTATAACTTTAAATGGGTAGAGACCATCATTTAGATTTTCATTTAAACCATCAGTCCAATTTCTAAAAGTCATTGTGCCTTTTAAATTGGCTTCTTGTTCTAGTTTGTTTAAGTGGTCGTCTTCTTGGGTATTAGTGGTGGTAATATTTCCTAAACGTCCTTCAATATTTTGAACGTGATGTTCTATCTCATGTGAGAATGAACGCACTATATCCTTGGGGTGTCTTCCTTCAGTATATAACACGATAGACATACTATCAGGGTCATAATACGCGGTTTTACCTAAAAATTCTTGTGCATTTGCACTGTCACCATTTTTAAATATAAGTTTAGGTAAAGGTGTAATATTTTTACCTTGGTCAAGCATATATTTAGTTAATTTAGCTATCTCTTTCTTGATATCTATGGTTTGTGAATAAGAAGCATTTTCCATAATAGAATTACTTAACAAAACAAATATATCTTGTTTCTCTTTTTTACTTAAAAATGATGGGAGGAATTCATCTAGTTTTTCTTTGGATACTTTAGCTGCATTTCTAGCTGCTGTACCTGATGTCCCTCCTTTAGTTACTATTGTACGTAACTCTAGATTAGAATATTTTGTAATACCTTTGGTACGTGAAGATATATCTGTAAAATCTTGATCATTAGCTTCTCTTGCTCCTATAACCCAAAGTACTTCAGATTCAGGGTTTTCTTTAGCAGTGTTGTATATAAGTTGAATTGGTGGTTTTGTAGATTTTATATATTTAACTTTAAATGGAAGATATTTACCATAAATTTCCCAAATTTTATATGATTCTTCTTGAGTAATCCCATCTCTTTCTCCCTTTCCAATAAAGACTAACATTTCGTCTATTTCAGGATTTTCATCTAAAGCTGTCTTTAAAACTTCAAAGTGACCTTTATGGGGTGGTTTAAAACCACCACCAAATACACCTATAGTTTTTTTACCTTCTTCTTCAGGTAATAGTCCTTTAATTAATTCGTTAACTAGACTCATTAAGATAAAAATTGTTTAATTTTGGATTGTGCTCCTTCTTTAGATGTTGAATTATTTATAATATTTTGTATTGTTTCATTTTTTAATAGTAAATTAACCTGTTGGTTTAATGCTTCCTTAGCTTTATCTGATCTGGCTTGAGTTTTAGCATCTTTAGGTTTTGTACCTTTAGGTGTAAAGGGTGTTAAGTATTTATCTACAATGGTATCTAAGTCACCTAACTTTTCATCTTCTGAGGTGTTTGCTACGGATACGAAATTATCACCAAACATCATTTTATATATATCATAGTTTTGGGTTATACTAGCCCAAGCACGTAATACAATAGATGGGGCTAGACTTCTGTCTTCTCCTCCGGATTTGTCAAATCTGTCTTGGTTTTGTTTTAGGGAACGTTCTAGATCAGTATAAACATAAAGCATAAATATATCATACCCTGCTTCTTCTAGTTCTGTTTTTAATGTTTCAGTTTGTTTAACAGAGGCAGCGGTTCCATCTAATACAAAGGATTGTTTTCCTTCAATAGTTGAAGACACATTCCCCTTAAATTCTTTATTTGCAGCTGTCATTTGTTTAGCTTGCTCACTTCTTTCTTCGGGTGTTGCATTTTTTAAATCTAAACTTACGTTTGCTTGTTTTAACATATTAATGTAAATATTATCTACATTTAATACTTTTAAACCACCTAGATCTAATCCTTTAAGAACATATCCTTTACCTGCTCCAGGTGCCCCTGCTAGTATTATGGCTTTAGGGCTGCCTTGTATTTCTTTTAAAAGATTAATAAGTTTAACCATAATTAAATATATTTATTATACATATTGATGAAAATATTGAGTAGTATTTTATAAACAATTTTAACATACCTCTTTAAATTAAATTTTTATATTTTTCTATAAATGATTCCCCCATACCAATTTCTAGTATTTCGGCTTTAGTAGGAATACCTACTAATTTATCGGATGATATGATGTAATCAATATTATCATTTTTAAAAACTTTAATTTTAGATTTAGCATTAGGTCTATTTGAAGTTTTAAATAAAACTACAATGGGGTGTGGGGTATATTTTTGATTTTTATCAATAATGGGTTTAGAAAGCCTTGTACCTTTAGGTAAAATAGTTTCAATTCTGTAAGGACCGTTTGGTGATTTTTTTCTATCAAATTTAATAATAGTTGTTTCACCAGTATAATCAGTGCTTTTTAACACCCATTTATCTAAAACTTCATTATTTTCTGCTATTCTACCTCTACTCATAACCTTTATTGTTTTAATTAATTATTATACCTAAATATACTAATAATAGATAGTATAACCAAATTCTTTATAAGTTTCTTTTAGAAGTGGTTTTAAAAGTGTTAGTATATGGAGTTGGTTTTGGGTTTTCAATATCAAATAATGCCTTAACATGTTTAAATATTTCTAAGTTTTCTTCTTGGGTACGTGGAGACTCGTATACTTCCCAATTTTTACCTTTTAAACGTTTACCTTGTTTATCTTCACCTCTAGATTTGGATTTAAGCCATAAAACTCCTATTCTATCAATCTTTTTACCATAGCATTCCTCATAACATTGGGCGTATATTGCACCTTGTAAATCGTAAGTTGTTTGTAGATGGTTAGAGGTTTTAAAATCAATAATCCAACGTTCAGTTTTTCCGTTAAATTCTAGTTCACATACTAAATCACAAGTTCCTGCTACTTGTATCTTATCTGAGAATAAGTGTACTTCTGCTTCAATTAATGTTGGTTTATATGTTTCCCAAAAATCAACGAATCTAAGGAACATTTGCCAAACGTGTACAGGCATTTTTGGGTTACCGTTATCATATAGAAAAGTTATTTCTTTACCATTTAACCAATCCTCGATCATCTCATGGACTAGTGTACCCTCATCTGCTGATTTTTTTACTATCCACTCAGCGCTATATCCTACTTTTTTGAGCCAATCTTCAAAATATTTACCTTTTGGGTAAGAACTTAACACATGGGTTATAGAGGGGTAATACTTTCCATTACGTCTGTAATACCTAGAATCAGGCATTGTAACTTGTTGATAATCATCGGATATTTTTAATAATCTTTTGTATGATTTTTTTATCATAATGCTAGTTTCTGTTCCATTAGATCATAGTAGGTTAATGGGATAGTAGTTTGAATAAGTTTAGTGAAATTTTCGAAACCCATTTCACTCGGGTCCTTATCTTGTAAATCTACAAAATAGACTTCCTTTCCTTCTGCCATTAGTTTTTCGCAGAATCTTAAAGCTTGTTTAATTGCATCCCTATCTAATGCAATGTAAATTTTATCTACTACAGAAGTAACTATTTTTTTCATTAAGCTACTTTGTATATTTTTCCCTAATAGTGGGATTGCGTTTCTTTTTATAGCAATAGCATCAAATAAGCCTTCACATAAAATTATTGGAATATTCCAATTTATTAAATGTTCATTAGCTATTACATCCCTTGATGATTCGGGGTTCATATATTTATAATTGTTATCTTTATCAAATGTACGAGCAGTAAAATAATTTAAAGAACCATCTTTATTATATGTAGGTATTACTATTCTATTCCGATATTTACCGCTTGAACAATAACCTATATTGTATTTGATAATATCCGATTCCGTTATATTACGTTTTTTAAGGAATGCTAAAGCATGTCTCGCCATAATATCGGTTTGTGTAGAGGAATCGATTAAGCTAACGTATTCTTGTGGTAATTTTAATATATCTACATTATGTTGTACATTATAAGTTGTAGATGATTTAACTAAAGAATTTAATTCAGTAAACTTAGAAGAATCTGCTTTTAACTGTTTGAATAAGTTATAGATGGTTCTTCCCTTAAACCCACATGACCAACAAGCATATGATTGATAATGTTTAGAGTGTTCATCAAAATTAATTTCTAATTTTGGTTTTTGATGATGACATTTAGGACAATTATAAGCTATATTACCCCTAGCAGTTCTTTTACCTCTTCCTAAAATTGGATTAACTAATGTAACTAAAAATTCATTTCTTTTCATACTTCCAAATAAAATTATGTGATGTTTTTTGTTTTCCTTGGGCACAATTTCTTATAGAATTACTATATATTTTAACAGCATCAGAGGTATGTTTCTATTCTTTAATTAACTTATTTTCTAAACTATATTGAAATATGGATTTTGATGATTTACCAGTTTTCCATGTTACTTTCCTACCTTTTAACTTTTCAGAAATTTTTTTACCTTGGGAAGGAAGATATTTTTTATTTTGTAATGATTTTCGTAAATTAAGTTTATGAGATTCACTAAAGGGTTTTAATTTCCCTTTATGGGTCTTTCCTATTTTAGTACGAGTTTGTTGAGACACCTCATGTGTAATACATCCACCCCCACCATTATTTTTATTTTCTAAAATAAAACCCCATGTTTTAAATAAACTAATATAATGCTTTTCCCAAAATTTCCATTCTTTTGTAGGGATAATATCTATATCTTCTAAAAAAATATTTTTGCCTAAAATATCTCTATGGGCATTTAACCTTTCGTTTTTAGTATTTACAGTTTTACCTATATAAAAAGGCACATCATCTCCTTTATGTAAATAATATATGCGAGTAAATTGGTTTACCATAAGTGATAATGTACAAAACTATATTGTGTCCTCCACGAGACTTTCAAAATTTAGACCTGATAGGTCTTTTGTAAAAAATTTACCTAAAATATTGTCGTTATACCATTCATCTGGTTTTTCTAAAACCTCATATAACATTTGATATTTAATTTCAAAGTATGTAAGTTGTTTTTTAGTCTCCACACACTTTAATATAGTACGTTCGAACTCATCTTTTTTACCTTCAACTAATAAACGTTTAATATCGGTTTGGGAACCATAGTATGTTTTCCAATCCGATTCTTTAACTATTAATTTATATGAAGGGCGACGACCTACTACTCCAGTTAGGGCAGCTATTTCTTTTTTACCTAATTTTTTCTTTTGGTTATGAAATAGTACTTTTTTTCCAATATAAGATTTCCCAGTTGGTTTATGTGTTGTCATATAGACGAAACCGAAAGTATTATCTGGGAATTGGGTGATATCCTTTATTGGGGAATTTTGGTACTTCCAGTTCATATATTTTATTTTAATTATTTAAACAGCTAGGGTATTTAAAATACCATTATCTGCAACTGTAATCCTATATCGAGTTCCGTTTGGTGATTTAAGTATAATTCCGCTTGCAATATCTTCAACCTCTATATCCCCACCCTTTACAGCTAGTTTTGAAAGAGATGTTGAAGGACCAATTTTTACCGTTTGATAAGTTCCATTAAAAGTAATTAATGGAAGCAAAGCATCAGCAGGGTCTCCTACAGATATTTTCATACCTTGATTACTCTGACTTGGGGAAATAATAGCATAACTCTCATTACCTGATACTAAGGATATATCTCCTTGGATATTTAACTTATAGCTATTATTAGTTGTTCCTCCAATAGATATGTTACCATTACTATTAATACGCATTTTTTCAGAACCCGCAGTAGAAAAGCCTAAAATGTTTGTTCCAATACGATACATCCCTGTAGAAACATCGTTGCTAAAAGCATAAGCAGGGGAGTTTGCTGTTCCATCTGCAAACCTACCTAACCTAGAATCTGTAATTGTTGTAGTACCAAAAGAACCTATACCTAAACCAAGGTAATCAAGTCTCATTCTTTCAGATGCACTTCCAGCTGTAGCAGAAGTAGTTAAAAATATCATTCTATTGCCTCCAGTTGTAGGTGAACCTGTTCTTAAACCTACAATCTCAGAGTAACTATTAACATTAGATAAAGGGTCTGTTTGAAGTCTTAAAGACACAGCTGTATTATTTGTGCTACTAGAATTTTTTAATAGTAAAGGTGTTATTTTACCACCATTTAAAATACCTGTAATATTACTACCCCCCAATACATCTAAACTTCCTGTTATATCTAAAGAACCAGAAATATTTATATCATAATCCTCTATCCCAGTTAAAGCATCAATAGATTGAGTTATATGTTCAATTTTGATCTTTTGTCCTGTTATTATACCATCTTTTGAAAGTGTTTTTGCCATTTTGTATTATATTTAACTATAAATATTTTTTATCTATCTATATTTATTAAAATTGTTGTATCGGTTGTTCTAGAAGTTAGTAGTGGTTTTGCTAACTTTCCTACTGCTAATAACTCATAATCAGGACTATATAAACCTACTGTTGTAACATAAGGCTCAAAATATGAACCTGTAAATTGATTGTATAAATACCCTTCACTTCCACTTAACATTGTGGGGTTTTGTGAGTAATTAAATTCATTCTCTGATATAGTACATTTATATTGGGTTTCGTATAACCCATATGAACTAGAGAAAGACATACTTACTTCATTAGAAGAAATAAAAGCATTAATAAATTCAAGATCAGATATTTCCTCATATACTGACAGGTCATAAATTGCTTCGCCATAGTAGCCTTCAGGTATAGCTAATAATTCATTATTAAATAAAGTTACAATACCATGTTGGTATATTATATTACCTGCTAAATATGAATAAGATGAATCTTCAGCTCCTTCTTCCTTCCATAATAATCTACCATTACCATCATCTTTAATAGAACCTGAAGTGTTATGTTTTAGAAAAAAAGAATGTGGTTGAATGTAATCCCCATATATTTTTGATGGTATTGATATGACACCTATAGGTATAGAAGGGGTTGCTAGACTAGAGGTTGGAAAGTCTCTATTAGCCCAAACTGTAGTTTGTGGGTAATCGTAATAGTTAGTTGTTTGAACCGGACCTGTTATAGTGTCATCAGTATTGAAACTAGCGGTTACTGCATCTTGTGTAAAACCCCCACTACCTGAAATGTAATTCCCATAGTATAAGTGTTTAATTGAGTCGTATATTAAAACGGAGGGTTTTTCTTGACCTGGGATATTGCCTGTAGTTTGACTTCCTGAAGCTATATATTCTCCAGTTAAGCCAATATATCTATCTACACCAATATTGGAAGTTATTAATTCATCCCCACCTTGAAGGTAAAAATGTTTATTAACTTCAAGGGGTGATACTATTACATCTTGGGTATTGAATTGTTTGAAAGCAGCCATTCATTTTAGAAATCTAATTTTACTCTAATAAGAGCTTCCTTTGTAAAATCTTTTGTTATTGGTCTTGATAATTTAGCTACTGCAATTAATTCATTTGAATCATTATACATTCCTACAGTGGTTGGGAAAGTTTGAGGATTATCAATAAAATAATCATAAATAACTTCTCCAGTTGAGCCCGATATGAAAGAAGGATTTTCTGAATAATTAAATTCAGAGTTTCTTGATCTGACAAATACAAAATCAGATGTTATAGTTTCCTGTGAGTTTAATTTAAATATATTTCCAGATGAACCCGAAATGTGGTTATATAATTTTGTAGGATTATCACCTGCGGTATTAGATGTAAGAGTAGTTCCTAAATTAATACCACAACCATCATTCGTTCCATTCACCCCAGGAGATGAATTATCATCTAAGGCTTTGGCATTTAATAATATAGTGGAAATGTCTGGGAGGAATAGACCATAGGAACCACTATAAGAGTAACCATTTCCTTTCCAAGGACTTCCATCTGATCCACTAATTATTTGATATGCTCTTTGAGTACCATAATATGTAGGTAAAGTTACGTATCGTGAATCATCTGTTAAATGTAAGGATGATAGATTAGCATTACTACTTGATAATATTAGGTTAAATGAACCAGGTAATAACTTTTCTTTATATCTTGCTCTTTCTATATTTATAGCATAAAAATCATTATCGATGCTACCTGTGAAAGTAGGACCAAAAGTAAAAGCAGAGTTTTCATCTTCTAATATTAAAGTACGATACTGACCATAAATAGTTGTAGAGGGTGATTTTAAGGGAACAGAAGCATCGAATTGAACACTACCATTTCCTTGAGCATTACCATAGGCTATTGCAAATTGAACTGCTGCTGTGTTATCAGTGGATGATGTTTGGTAGACATTTAAATAATAAGGCCCTGCGGATCCTTCTTTTTGTACTGAAGATGTAAAGTAGGTATCTAACGATACAGAATTATTAGACCACACAGTAGAAGTTACTGTATTAGCACTTATTACGAAATCTTCTGGATCAAATCTTTTAAAGCCCATATTATGTTAATTGGTTTTGAGTTATTGTTACTGGGATTGTTAATCTAGCTCCACTATCCAATCCTATTACTGTTAAAGTGGTTTTTAATTGAGTATTAGTACCAAATAGAGTATTAATAGTGGTTGAAGTTAAGTTGATTTGAGTACCTATTATAGTCTTAGATACATTAGTCCCAATAGTTTGAGTTGTATTAGATGTTGTTGCCGCCGTAGATTGAATTCCTAATCCTTGGAATGAACTGAGTAAACGAATATCTCCTATAGTTGCTGAGTATCCACTAGTTTCAAATGTTTGGGTATTTCCTAAATAATTCAAAGTTTGAGGGGTAATGGATAATTGAGCTCCTTGTTTTAAAGTAATAGCAGCATATCCTAAATCTAGCACAGGTAGTTTTGAGGTTCCACGAGGTAAAGTAACTAATTTATATTTCATTATTTGTTGCTCATCTGGAAAGGCTTCCAAAAGTGGCATGTTATCAATTGCTTCTCCATAATATGCAGACCCAGAGGGGTGAATTGGATTATATAGTGTATAATCAATTTCGTCATCTGATAATGCGAATTGAGTGATTCTAAATGAACCATCGTTTCTTGCCAATAACTCTCTACCCTTTTTGGTTAGAATGGCATCAACTGTTATTACTGAATTATTTAAATATCCCATTTTGTTATATAATTATATGTTATAAATATGTTAAGTTATTACTCCTTTACTGATTAAATCAGTTATTATTAAAGAACCACTGGTTTTGATAAATTCCGTTGGGAAAGTAGGATAAATAATACCATTAGCTGTTGATCCTAAGGATCCTGATGCATATGGAAATGGTGTGTTTATTATGAAACTACTTGCTTTTGGAGTGTATCTTCTTATTAAGAAAAAATCCTTATTTATATTTTCAGGTACTTCACGATCTAATTTTATTTTTATTTTACCACTTCCACCATTTATATTGTTTTCAGGGTGGGTAATAGATAGGATAGTATATGAATGGTTTTCGTTATTTCCAAATCGTATTTCATCTCCAGGGAAAAATTCTATAGGTAGTGTAATTTTTGGAAATTGTGTTTCTGGGGGTTCAACTCCACTATCAAAATATTCACTAGGTCCAGGTTGATAAGGGGTTGGTCCTTGGTAGAATCCACTACCATATGCCTCATTAATATTGGGAGAGGACATTATTAAAATATCTTTATTTCCATTTTCATATGCCCAGAATGGGGCACTTCCTATATTATCCCCAGCTAATAAAGCTGTTCTTTCTCCGATGGTAGATATTTTAGCAGGGAAAATAGGCCCATCATAGTCTGTAGGGAATAACACATTACCCCCAAATACTTCCTCTTTAGGGTTTTGAATTTCTATCTGTAGTTGGAATTTTATTTGATCATTATCTAAAATTATATGTTTGCCACTATTAGCTTTAATAATAAATTCTAACCCTGTAATATCACCTTGAAATAATATTCCCCCTTTACCCGCAGTATATATTCCTTTTTGTACTAAAAATGAATTTAAAGGTATATTTTCAATTAAGGCATAATAACTACCCCTTTGTTCATTATAGGTCCCAACATTTGAAGTTTTTATAATATTTTTACTTCTTCTAAATAACCCTCCACTCTTAGTAGAAGTACTACCTACAAACCTTAATAAATTATCAATACCTGTTCCTATTATACTCCCAACATCAAATGGTTCTTTTCCACTTCGATATACTTTTAAACTAATATCTTCTAATTCAAAATTTACAGGAGTACTTCCACTTAACATTTGAATATCAAATGCCAACTCAACCCCACCAGATTCATTTAAGAAACTAGTTGCAAATGAAGTTTGCATTGAAATCCTTTGTGGGTTTTTGTTTATAGTTCTTTGGGGGTGGTTAGGGTCATTACTGAAGATTAGTGTTCCATCCTCTGTGGAGTAAGGGTTTAGATAATGGTTTGAATTGGCATTATAGGGATTCAATACTATTTCTTCAGTAGGGTTTATTATTTGTGTGTAAATACCCCCAGCTTTAGTATAGTTACCACCATCAGCCCATGAAGAAGTACCTTGAGCTATAAAAGAATAATCTACAAATGTATCTATATCATTATTATCATACATACTGATACGACCTGATCCTGTTAAAGGTATATTAGTAGTATAACCTGCACTTGAGGTTTGTGTATATAGTATAGGTGTTGGTTTTTCTGTAATTTTAAATATAGGATAACTATCATCTAATTCCTGAGCTGTATTACTAGCTGATATGAATCCTATAGATATGGGGTTGTCTAGGGGGAATGTTTTTTTCAAAATGTCAATACCATATCCCTCTAAACTAGGGGGAATTGCATTACTTTGTTGATCTAATAAATAAGTTAATTCTAATGATATTTTATCATTAACTAAAGGGTATAAATCTTTCATACTAGTAAAATACCCAAAATAAGCATCTTTTAACTCTATTACAGGATTTTTACCAAAAGTATCTACATCTTGGATAGACCATATATTATAATCAGCACTTGTTGTTTTTGTTCCTAAATATCTAGGTCTAATTGAGCGTGTGCTTGTATAATTAGATTCAGGGACTGATGCTTTATCAGCGGTGTTTGATAGTATTTGAGTAAAGTTTACGGGTTGGATTGAACCACTTACATTATTAAAACTAATATCCATTAAGTATGGATTTTCTCTTATATCGTTATAATTGTTTAATAGAGGTTGACAATCTAAAGCTAAATTAAAGGGTAAAATATTTGCTCCGAAATAACTAGGAATAATAAACCCATTTGATGTGGGTATTTTATAGTTGGAATACGATAGTGTTGGATCAGGTAATGGAGATAAAAGGGATTGACTTGGAAATATACTCATAGAGTATTCAGTTATAGTTAACCCTGCCCCAAAGCTCTTAGAAACTTCTACAGCCATTCTAAAAGTATCATCATATTTAAAGGGATATTCAAATGAACCTGTTAAAGTTACAGAACCATTAGAATTTGAATTTGGTACTATAAATTGTTGGGATATTATTGTATCTCCCATTTGGTTAGGATTATCATAATTTCCCTGTTCTATTAAAAGGGAACCAGTTAGGTTATAATCACTTCCCGCAGATGATGCAGTTTGGGAAATTAGAATTTTAGAATTAATATCTCCGGATTCTAAAAATTCTACATTAAATGTATTATTAGCCGTATCTCCTTCTGTATTATACTTACTCATTGAATACTCAATGTAATACATATCATCTATTAAATTTATATCAGGTATTTGTGTAATGGGAGAATCAGCAAATATAAATGTTTTTCCACCAAAGATTTCTTCATTTGAGATAATATTTGATGATGTTATAAGAGTATCCCCATTTAATCCTATTTTTTTTAAATTAGCTTGGAGTGAAATTGTAGGGTATGAACCTGCAGGTGATGTTATTGAAGAGGTAAATTCTTGTAAGTTATTAGATGAACTTTGAAATAATGTTGTTTCCCAAGCATTATTAGGACTTATTGGGACTCTATTTGTATGTTGGTTAAAAGAACTATCAAAATATGTAGCGGATATAGTACCATTATATGTTCCTATGGAATATTCAAAGTTTTCTTCTGGGGATTTTAACTCGATTTTGAATGAAGTATAATGTTGAATATTATTAGGATTTTTTGGGTTTATTACGAATTTGCCATTGTTTATATTTATTATATTACCTGTAGAAGGTATTATATTTGATCTTTCCCAATTTCCTACAGATGTATTTCCTTCATAACGTGATGATATAGAAGCGGTAAAATTAGAAATGGAAGCCGAGATAAAAAGATTTAATGATATTTCGCCACTAAGAAAACTAACTCCCGTCTGCCCATAATCTAATTCTAAACGATTCTCTAATTTTTCATAATCTATCCTAAGGGCTCCATCTTCAGACTCTCCTGAACCTGACCAATTTATATATTCAAAACCTATCCCATTAGGGGTATAAAAGGTAAGAGAAAAGTTATCATTAGTGCTAATAAGACTACCTGATAGAGGGGTCCAATCTGTTATTGCGGGATTTAGAGTTCTAGGTACCCCCCCAATTGTTAAACTTGGGAAATAAAAATCTAAGGATGCAGTACCTGGGAGTTTTATTTTAGGATGTCCACCAATTAGACCAGGAGCAGAACCTGAATCCCCAGGTATTAAATTATTATATGTTGTTTTAAATACTGAATTGCTTAAATTTTCAGTAATTAATGGGGAGGGTTTAAATACACCACTGTTATTTACCCCTGCGCTAAATGTAAAATCTTGATCATATAGTTCTAATCCCGAATATTTAGAAGCTGAGTGGTAGGTACCATTTGTAGTAATGATATTACCTGTCCCTAAATCTGAGGAGCTATATGATATAGAAGCGGAAAAAAGCCAGGGTATATTTGATGTCCTTTTTGGGTTATATGATCCATAATTAAATTTAGTTTCATCAGATAATATGAGAGAAGTTGGGGTATTACTTAAACCGGGGTTGAAAAAAGATTGGGTATCTTGTATACTAGTAATATCATTCCAATACCAAAAATGTTGTTTTTGATTTTCGACAGAGGAATTTATAAAATTTCCTTGTTGTAAATTATCATTATCTTGACCTAAACTATTTGATGATGTGTAATTACCATGAACTATTAAACTCCAATTTTCTGAACCTGCATCTTGTGATGAGGTAATTGGGAAATAACTACCATTAACAATATTATCCCCTTGAGTTTGTGATATTCTTAATAATGTGCTGTTAGCAAAAGTAGTTACACCTTCAATTATATATTCAGCTACTCCCCCTCCACCTAAAACATTAGCATCAGATGTAACCCATTTTATAGAGGGAGAATCTTCTAAATAGTTTTTAATAGATACACCATTTATATCGTTATTAGATAATTTTATATATTTTACTTTAGAAATAGGACTACCAATTGTAGTTTGTTCAGAAATAATCCAAGCATCTCCTGATTTTGGTGTATTTAAATTAAATCTAATTTCATTTTCAGTAGTTGTACCTTGGAAACTACTACCTGCAGTTAGACTAAAGATAATAGGGTTAAAGAAAATAGATTTATCTGTTACTTTTAGATAGGGACCACAATCGGGGTTTAAGGATTGGGTTGTTACTGTTAGATTTGAACCACTAAATTCACCATTGTAAAATTCGTCTTGATTTGTAGTTAAAATTTCTCTATATCCTACAAATTCTCCTTCATTGTTTATGGTATTAGCTATAGAACCCTCTATTGATTCGCTATAACTTTGAGTTAAATTAAATCTATTATTTACATATTCTGGGTGGGATTGTAACCCGTTAAATCGTTCAAATGAACCTCCTGTACCTCCAGTAAATTTGTATATTGAAGAACCACCCATTGCTTCGTATTGACCTACATCGCCGGAACCTGTATCATAGTTTCTAGATTGGGGTTTAATTGAACCACTGTATGTTACGTTTTCCAAAGAAACTTGTGCTGGTCTTTGTCTATTTCTTTCTAATAAATGTTGTTTTACTACTACACCTGAAGCTAAGCTTGTACGAGCCGGGGTAAAATCTTTGATCATTTTAAATAATGAATTGTCAAAGAATTTTATTAAACGAATAAAATCTACAATATTATAACTCTTAATATATTTTTCAAAATATGCATCTCTTAAGGTATCTAAATTAGGATAGCTACGATCTGATGATGATATTTGTCTCGGGTCTCCGATATAATCACCTATGTTAAAATACCCAATTTGAGCATTAATATCATCATTGATTTGATTGGATGGAGAAAATGTTACCTCTAAATAATTTACATCAGGAGTATAACTTGAACTTACAAATGATTCTTGTTGTATTGATTGAAAGGGTGATAAAGAATTTTGAGTTGATTTAGTAGGTACTGTTGAAGATGAAGTGGCGAAACCATAAGGTGACTCTGCTATATTAACATTTTCAAGTGCTATTTTATCAGTTATTCTATTTTTAATACCTGAAGGTGCTTGGTCTTGGAATATATTTTCTACATTTGTAACCCAAACACCATCATTTGATGTATTTGAAGTAACGGATATTAAGTTAGATTCAATAAAATTTCCGGTAGTTTGGCTTGACCCTAATACCCCTATATAAGAAGTTGTTGAAGTAGCTGTAAAGGTACTGTCAAACGTAGTGTCAAACGTATTTGTTATATTATTAACGCAATCTAAAGCTTCTACTGTAAAGCCTTCGTTTGTTACTCTTTGATTAAATGCGGTTGTGGTTGAATTGTCTGATATATTAATTAATAATGCAGAATTTAGTGATTCAACATTGCTAACTCTAACAATTAAATCTCCATTAGTATTATTTTTTGTTGCGTTTACTTTTATAGAATATACTTGACCTATAACGGTAGATATAGGGGTTGAAAATCCTATAGTATTTGATCCCGTAGGAATTGTTGCTCTAATACTACCATTAACAATAGATAATTGGGTATTTCCACCAATAGTAAACCAACCATTTAAATCACTTGTAGTGGCATTTATAATGTTTCCTACATTTATAGTAAAATTACTATCGCCTCCATCGAATGATGAAGTTATTTGGGCCGCAGATCCAGTTACTCTAGGATGTATAGATGTTCTACTACTAGTATTTAATTGGGTACCTAAATCGGCTCTAAAATATAGATGATCTGGGGTTGTATTTGTACCATTTCCTTCTGTAGAATATGGGTTAACTGTGAAATTATAAAAATTGTTTTGTGATGGGGGTTGTACCCAATATCTCCATTCTTGAAAAGAACCAGAAAAGGGTTGGTATGTTCCCATTCCTGAAGGTGTTATATCTGTGTTTTTATTTAAATACCCTATGGAAGCATCAGCCCATTCGGCACCATCGTAACCGGTTGTAGAAGAGGATTCATTAAAACCAATTCTACCATCTATTTCATTTGCTACATATAAGGAGGCTGTGTTATTACTATCAACATTTATCTGCACTGACCACCAACCTTCATTGAAGAAAGGTAAATATACACTAGCACTAATACTAGGGTTATCACTTGCAGCAGGTATAAATTTAAGTGTCCCATAATTATCATAAGGGTTAGTTATGGATCCGGAATGAGAATCTGTTACAAACCCATTACCTGTATATTCTAATACTAGATTACCACCTTGATCGGTGGAAAATAAAGATTGAGAATATCTAATATTTGTACTTGCTATATTATTAATTGGTGCAGGTATACCTGCGGATTTAAATCGAAGTTGAATTGATTTAGGGGAGCTATCACCCCCGGGGAAAAGAGGATTTGAATCCCATGTTGGGGATTGTATATAATTAATAGAATCTTTTCCAGTGTTAAAGGCATAGTTAAATACATTTTGTTTTAAATCCCAATCTTGTGATTCATTTCTATCCTTACCCCCAAATTCATTCACTCTTAAAATTGTATCAGGGATACCATATGAAGTAATTAATGCTCTTAAACCCGCTACTGTACCTTTAGTTTTAAGTAAATACGGTATGTTATGGTAAATTCGTTTATATAAACGCTTATTTACATCATTTAATGGGGTTATGACGTTTGATGAAGTGATTTGGGTATCCACGTATTCATATCCTGAAGGGGTAGGTAAGCTACCTGTCATATCAGGGAAAGGAAATAAACTTCCAGATGGTGTGATACCTAAGAAGGCAGAATATAAATCT